AATATGGCACGTTTAAGTGATTTAGTTAACGTTGATATAAATAGAAATAAAATCAAGATACAGGGAGTGGAAATCCCTGTTATTTTTACTATGGCTTCCTTTCCATATGTAGAAGAAGCGTATGGTGGAGATTATCATGTGTTTGAAAAAGAGTTGCATGGAATGATGGTGAAAGAACAATTTAGTTTAGGCGAAAAAGAAATTAAATTAATGAGCACGCTGATTTATGCAATGGTTCGTAGTGGTGGTACGGAATGCACACCGGATGAAATGAAACATGCAATACCTATGTATGATCTACCTGGTGTTTTCAAAGTTGTAATGGAGATTTTCCAAGGTCAAACTTTCCAACACTCTGATATGGAGAAGTTGAAGCAAGAAAAAAAGTAAAAAACATACTGACTAAAAATGATGAATCTCAGTCTGAATTAGACTGGGATTTTTACTTTTACGTTGGTAATACGTTGCTCGGTTTAAGTATGGATGACTTCTGGAAAATCACACCTGCACATTTTCTAAAACAATTCATTATGCATCTTAGATATAACAATCCGGATGCGTTACATGAGCAGAAAACGAAACAAATCTACACGCTAGATCAAACACCATTCCTATAAGAAATGAGATAATATGAAGTGACCTCCTAGATTATCAAGTCAGGGATTTTGACCCATAATAATGAGTGAAAACAAACATTATGAATGGGTTTATACCCTATGATAATAGGAGGCCACTATGGAAAATATAATCTATATTGGGATGGATGTCCACAAGGAAAGCTTTAGCTTATGTGCATTGCACGGAACAACTGGGGAAATTGTAAGAGAAGCGCGATGTGCTTCAAATGTATCTCTCGTAAAAAAATTCGTTGAGAAACTGAAAACAAAATATGGTGAAGATATAAAAATTAAAGCTGGATATGAGGCAGGTTGTTTAGGATATTCACTCCATAATCTTCTGGAGCAAAACGCGATTGATTGTGATATTTTAGCTCCCACAACAATGTACAGTTCATCAAAAAACAAAATGGTGAAAAATGATCGATTCGATGCCAAAATGATTGCTCTTAATTTAGCTAATGGCACCTATAAAGAAGTATATGTTCCAGAAGAAGAGGATGTTGCCGTGAAAGAGTATATCCGCATGTTAGGTGATTTTAAAACATCATTGAAGAAAATGAAACAACAGATAAAAGCATTCCTTTTAAGACATGGCTATGTGTATGAAGGAAAATCAAGCTGGACAATCGCTTATATGAAATGGTTAAAGAATCTTGATTTACAAGGATTATTCAAAGAAACGTTAGATGAATATCTATTACAGTATGATGTTTTAGTTGATAAAATTGAGCGATTCAGTCTGAGGTTAGAAGAATTATCTCATTGTGAAAGGTACGAAGAACCAATCGCAAAGTTAAGATGCTTAAAAGGGATAGACACAACATCAGCAATGACTGTTCATGTGGAAATTGCAGACTTCACTCGGTTTCCCACGGCTAAAGCATTTATGGCTTATGTAGGATTGACGCCAAGCGAAAGCTCAAGTGGAGAGAAAATCAGTCGAAGTTCAATTACAAAACAAGGAAATTCGACCGTTAGGTCTACTCTTGTAGAATGTGCAAATGCGTTGGTAAAAGGAGCAATCGGAATAAAATCGAAACGAGTGAAAGCGAGACAAAAAGGGCAACGAAGCGAAGTGATTGCTTATGCGGATCAGGCTGTAGAAAGGTTACAAAGAAAATATCATCGAATGATATATCAAGGGAAACCTAGAAATGTCGCCGTTACAGCTATCGCAAGAGAACTGGGGTGTTTTATATGGGGATTAGAAACAGGTAAAATTCACCAAAAATAAAGAAGAAGGGATATGAAGTTGATTGATTCATAGTTAGAGACCAAAGGTATCAATTGATGGCATAGATGAGCTTCAGAGATAGTGAATTCCAGGTCTGGCTATCTATGACTCACCTCTTCTGGCACAGCTGAAATCCTGATAAACAAGCTATTTATTAGAATGTAAAAAGATGTGATCCACGCAGTGAGATTATAAGAGCCTAACGACGGACCATTAACCTGAGGTAACCAATCCACGAATAACAGAGTGGTTAACTGTCGATAGATCTTATTTCTGAAGCTTTTGTATGCCATCAAGAAAATATTATGGGTGAAGAAACTATTGACAAAGGTCACTTCATAACAGGTGAGAAAATGCCTGGGAATAGTAAAGAAAGAAACGTTGTTCTTCATTTTAAAATGGATGGCCAAGTTCAGTATGCAAATACATTGAAACAAATCAATATGGTTATGAATAATGCAGCGAAAGAATATAAAAATCATATTGCAGCAATGGGTCAAGATGCGACGATGACTGATAAACTTCTTGCTGAAAAGAAGAAGCTTGAAATTCAAATGGAAGCAGCCAAGAAACGTACAGCTATGTTACGTTCTGAGTATCAAGCGATGTCCAAGGACACAAGTACAACCGCCGAACAACTCAATAAAATGTACGGGAAGTTGCTTGATGCGGAACGTGCTGAAACTTCTCTTGATAATGCAATGAAAAGAGTGAATGAAGGTCTTTCTGAGCAAGCAATTGAAGCCAGGGAAGCTCGAGGGAAGTTAGTTGATTTACAAGAGAACGCAAAAAAACTTGAAGTAGAACAAAAACAATTAGCGAGTGCTTTTAAGCTTCAGACAGCTGAGTTGGGGCGAAATGCTAGTGAGTCAGATAAATTGGAATTAGCGCAAAAACAGTTACGTCAGCAAATGGATATGACGGAGAAGGTTGTACAAAATTTAGAACAACAATTAAGTGCAGCAAAAAGTGCATATGGTGAGAATTCTACAGAAGTGAAACAACTTGAAACGAGTTTGAACCAAGCTAAAACAACGTTAAAACAATTTGATAATTCGTTAAAAACTACGAATGAAGGTCTTTCACAACAGGCAACTGAGTCCAGAAAAGCAAAAGGTGATTTAGATTCTTTACAGCAAAGTGAAAAAAATTTAGAAGCTGAACAAAAGCGATTGACTAGTGCTTTTAAACTACAAAATGCTGAATTAGGAGCAAACGCTAGTGAAGCTGATAAGTTAGGTCTAGCCCAAAGACAGTTAAGTCAACAAACGGAAATGACTGGGAGAGTTGTTGATAATCTCGAACGTCAATTGAGTGCAACTAAAAAAGTATATGGTGAAAATTCTAAAGAAGTACAGCAGCTTGAAACGAAACTAAATCAAGCAAAAACTACATTAAAGCAATTTGAAAACTCCTTACATAGTGTTGGTCAAAGTGGTTCACAAGCCGCAGATGGTATGGAGCAACTAGGGAAGAAATTAGATTTACACAACATGATGGAAGCCACTCAAATACTACAAGGTGTATCTCAGAAGTTAATTGAGATTGGTAAATCCGTTGTGAATACTGCAATTGAGTTTGATGGATCACAAAGAAAAATTCAAGCTTCCCTAGGCCTAACAGGAAAAGGTGCTGAAAATCTTCAAAAGATCGCTGTTAATACATGGAAAAAAGGTTTTGGTGAAAACCTTGAAGAGGTAGACAATGCACTGATAAAAGTCTATCAAAATATGCGTGATGTTCCACATGAAGAATTACAAGGTGCATCTGAGAACGTTTTAACATTAGCAAAGCTTTATGATGTGGATTTAAACGAGGCTACTCGTGGTGTAGGGCAATTAATGTCTCAGTTTGGTCTATCTACACAACAAACATTTGACTTATTGGCAGCAGGTGCACAAGCAGGATTGAACTATTCGGATGAGCTTTTTGATAATCTTTCAGAGTACGCACCGTTATTTAAACAAGCGGGATTTAGTGCGGATGAAATGTTTACCATTCTTACGAATGGGACTAAAAATGGTTCCTACAATCTTGATTACATTAATGACCTGGTGAAAGAATTCGGTATTCGTGTGCAAGATGGATCTAAGGGTGTTTCAGAAGGATTCGGTGATTTATCTGAAGAGACACAAAAAGTATGGGAATCATTCAACGAAGGAAAAGGAACCGCAGCTGATGTATTTAATGCTGTGTTAGGTGATCTTCAAAAGATGGATGACAAAGTAAAGGCAAACCAGATTGGTGTTGCTTTATTCGGTACCAAATGGGAAGACATGGGCGCTGAAGCGGTATTAAGCCTAAATAATGTTCATGGTGGTCTTGGTGACGTAAATGGTCGTATGGATGAAATGAAAAAGCTTCAGGAAGAATCCCTCGGACAGCAATTTCAAAAAGCATTAAGAGAAACACAAGCAGCCTTAGAGCCTGTTGGACAAAAGCTTGCTGAATTGGCAAAAACTATTTTACCGCCTTTAGTCGAAGGGGTTAAATCAGTGATGGATTGGTTTAATAAGTTGTCTGAGGCAGATCAAACACTTTTAATGGTGATGGGGGCATTGAGTACCGCGTTTATTATTCTAACTCCAATTGTGGCAGCTCTCGCTGTTTCATTTGGTGCGTTGAATCTTGCGTTTTTACCTGTGGCAGCTACGATTGCAGCAGTCTCCTTGGCGATAACCGGTATCATCATGCTGATAAGAAACTGGGGAGCTATAACTGATTGGCTTTCTGAAAAGTGGATCCAATTTAAGGATTGGTTTGGTGAATTGTGGTCTGGATTAGTTCAGGTATGTAGCGATGGATGGTCTTCCACAGTTGATTACTTTTCTGGAGCCTGGTCTTCCTTTACAGAAATGATGCATAGTTTCTTTGATCCAATAGGTCAATTTTTTATTGATTTATGGTCTGGGATTGTAGAAACAGCATCTACTTGGTGGTCAAACCTTGTCACGACAGCATTTGAATTGTGGGGTCAACTGAAACAAAGTTGGGAAGAAACTTGGAATTCTATACTTACATTCTTAGACCCGGTTATTTCGTTAATTTCTACGGTCTTAGAAGCGGGATGGTTACTAATACAGGCGGGTACACAAATCGCTTGGGCAGCCATAAGTAAGTACATTATTGATCCGATTACTGAGGCGTATAACTGGTGTAAAGAACAGCTCGGTGAGCTCGTTTCTTGGTTAAATTCACAATGGGAGACAGTGAAATCATATACTTCCGCAGCATGGAATTTAGTAAAACAATATGTCATTCAGCCTGTTCAGGAATTGTGGAATGCAACGAAGCAAAAACTTTCAGATTTAGCTAATTGGATATTAGGAAATTGGGAAACTATAAAATTCTATACACTTTCAGCGTGGAATTTAGTAAAACAACATGTAATTAATCCAGTAACTGAAGCGTATAGTCAAGCCAAGCAAAAGTTTTCTGATTTATATAATTCAGCTCAAGAGAAATTTGATTCTGTTAAAAATGCAGCGCAAGAAAAATTTGAATCAGCAAAGAGATCTATCATTGATCCAATTAAAGATGCGGTGGATAAAGTGAAGGGATTCATTGATAAAATCAAAGGATTTTTCAGTGATTTGAAATTAAAGATTCCGAAACCTGAAATGCCTAAAATGCCGCATTTTAGTTTAGAAACTAGTACGAAAAACATTTTAGGGAAAGACATTACGTATCCATCTGGTATTGGTGTACAATGGCGTGCAAAAGGCGGTATTTTTACTCGACCAACTATCTTTGGAATGAATGGAGGAAACCTACAAGGCGCAGGAGAAGCAGGGCCAGAGGGTGTATTACCGTTGAATAAAAAGACGTTAGGTGCGATTGGTGAAGGGATTGCAGCAACAATGTCTAGCGAACCAACTATAGTTAATATTTATAATCCTTCCGTGAGAGAGGATCGTGATATCGACCGCCTGGTTGGAAAAATAGATGATGAGCTTGTTCAAAAAGGACGTAATTCAAAAATAGCAAGAGGGAGGAATGAACGTGCTGGACATAGGTATCGATAATCAGTTAGCAAGTGACTATGGAATATGTATGGTAGAGCGCCCTGTTATTCCTACAGCAAAACAAAAAGTAGAACATGTTGAAGTACCAGGTAGACACGGTTCGCTTACAAAAAAAGGGGCGTTTGAAGACGTCCCTTTAAAAGTGAAGTTCAATTTACTTAAAGACGAGAATATTAAACCATTCATTCGACGTATGAAAGCTTGGTTACTGAATGGAAAAACATTATATTTCACTGATGATGATGTGCACCGAAAAATTAAACATGTTGAAATAGGTGATATTGTAAATGAAATAGAAGAGTATGGAGAATTTGAAGTAGAATTTACACTCGATCCGTTTGAATATACGGAAGATGTAAACGTAATGCTGAATGCTCCGGGATCCATTTATAATCCGGGTACAATGGAATCGGCTCCAAAGTTATGGATTGTAGGGAATGGGACATTTCGAATTACCATTAATGGTGTTTCAATTCAGATGAAAGACGTAAATGGTTCTGTCGTAATAGATTCGGAAGTATTTGAGGCCTACAGTGATACAGTACCAATGAATGATAAAATGATGGGAGCTTTTCCAGAATTTCAAATAGGAGAAAATAAAATAGAGTGGTCAGGAGCTATTCAATTCATTTCCATTCGACCAAGATGGAGATATAAATAATGATTACCTTATATAAACCAAATGAAACTGATTTTACGCATAACGGAATTGGTGTTCTAAATAAGCATATCTATCATGCAACTGTTGAGGAGGAACTTAATGGTTTATTTGTATTTACATTCAAATACCCCTTATTCGCTCCGAGTGGAACGAAAATAGACGGAATGAGCTTGATAAAGGTTCCAACTCCAGATGGGGAGCAATTATTCCGCGTGGTAACTCCTAAAGTAAGTATGGGGGAAATACAAGCGGTTTGTTATCATGTTTTTTATGATCTAACAGAAAACTTGATTGAAGATATTTATATAGACACGACATCAGGAAACGGGGCGATGAACCGCATATCATCTGGATGCCAATACAAACATCCATTTACGTTTTACAGCGATATACCGAAGGTAGCGAGTTCGAGGTTGGTCAGACGAAATCCAGTGGAAGCCTTATTAGAAACGAGTCAAGATAACTCCTTCGTGAATCGTTGGGGCGGGGAACTAAAGCGAGATAATTTTGAGGTGAAAATGTTGCAAAGCCGCGGTCAGAATCGCGGCATAGTCATTCAACATAAAAAAGATTTACTTGGCTATGAAGGCAGTGTGGATTGGAAAAGCCCAGTCACACGCATTATGCCAAAAGGATTCGATGGTCTCTTGCTTCCGGAGAAGTATGTAGATAGTCCCTTACTTGGAAAGTATCCACATCCAAAAATTCGAGTGATGGAATTCTCGCATATAAAAGCAGCAATTGGAGATCGTGCGAAAGATGAAGATGCGGTACCACTGGAAGAAGCGTATCGATTGTTACGAAAAGCAGCGAAAGAAATGTTTGATATCCAAAAAGTCGATCAGCCGAAAGCTACCTATAAAGTGGAATTCCAGGAATTATCCCAAACGGAAGAGTATAAAAATTACGCGATTTTACAGCGCGTCTATATGGGCGATATAGTCACCGTCAGGCATGTGGAAGATGGGCTCGACATTCAAGCGAAGGTAATTGCTTATCAATATGATCCCATCAAAGAAGAATATATGGAAGTTACCATTGGTAACTACAAGGAGTCCTTTACGGATGTTTCTGGTAGGGTTGACCTGGTACAAGAAGAATTATCTGATATGCCGTCTTCTTTATTAGATGCCGCCAAAGAAAATGCGACGAAGCTGATTAATAGTGGATTTGGCGGGCATGTACGTGTCTATCCAGACCGTGTGTTGATTATGGATACGAAATCCGAAATGACGGCGCAAAAGGTGTGGCAATGGAATATCAATGGGCTGGGCTATTCCTCCACAGGTGTGAATGGACCATACGGAACAGCGATTACAAGTGATGGAAGAATTGTTGCTGATTTTATTACTGCAGGTACGTTGAGTGGAAATCTTGTGCAAGGTGGAGAAATAACAGGTGCAACATTACGAACTTCAGATAGTGTGAATTATGTAAATATCTCAAAGCAATTCATCCGCCTGTATGAGTCATCTAAAACAAGGGTGTTTGTAGGGTATTACAAAAATAGTAGAAATGAAATACAGCCTACTCTTATTTTAGGTGGAGATTCAGATTTCACAGGGGCAAATGGTGCTATTATGGTGTACCAATTCTCAGATACAAGTGTTAAGTCTGGTGGAATCGGAATCACAAAAGGACTCGATGGCAATGGATACTTGAATGCAGCTTCTTTATATTTTTCGCAAACAGGGAATGCAATGCTTGATGCAGACAAAATGATTGTCTTAGATGCTCAAAGTGAAATGAGGTTTAAAGTCAAAGATCAGTTCCGCTTTTATCGGAATGACAATTGGATTGCAAGTATCGGGGTTGCATCTGGAGGGGATACAGATATTATGCTCCCAAATGCGATAATACGAAATTCGAGTTGGGACAATGGGTATATCCAAGTGAAAACCGCTCTTGGGACATATTATCAAGGAGTAATTGCTTCGGACTTCAAAGTTTCTTCTAAAGAAACCTATAAAACCAATATTAGACCAATTACACGTAGTGTATTGGAAACTGTAATGGCTTGGGATATTAAACAGTATAATCTGAAAACAGACATTCCAAAACTCTATGAAATGCGTATGAATCGCAAAATAGGAGAACCGACAATTACTACAGATGCAATTCCTACACATTATGGCTTAGTTCTTCCGAAAGAATCGGAAGAAAATGGTGTAGGTTTATATGGAATGCTTTCACAATTGACAAGTGGGTTTCAAGAATATGTAACTAAAACAGATGCTAGACTCGAAGAATTAGAGCCGATAAAACCTAAGGGAAATGTAAAACACAGGAACAAAGTAAAACGTCAAAGAAGACCGCCTAGACGTGTGAAAAGGAATAGGTAGAGAGAGGTGTATTCATGCGAAATGAGGAAATGATGATAGATTTAGCAGATCCTGTGTTTACAAAAACAATTCGTTCGAGACAAAATGATAAAAATGGATTGAAGCTTACTGTATACGCAAGAGAAAAAGGACAGAATGTGGATTTAACAGGATATGAGGTTAAATATGAAGCAACAAATCATACAGGAGTATTCATTCGAGATGATGCTCAAATCGTTGATGCAAAGAATGGAGTGTTTTCATATACATTTACATCTCAAGCTGTTTCTACATCGGACGATTGGACAGCTTATTTTGTAATGGAAAAAAGTACCGAGCGAATGAGTACACCAGACATTCGTATTACTTTAAGACGTGATGTGAAAGAAGGAAATATTAAAATAGAAAATTACATCTCTGATTTCGAGAGGGCAATTGAACGTGTGAAAGGATATCGAAAGGAATTGGATGAGGCAAACAAAAAAATAGGCGAGTTAAAGCCATATATCCAAAGTCAGTTTGAGGCAACGAATCAAAAAATTAAGGAAATATCGCCGTATATAGATGAGCAATATCTAAAGACAAATAAAAAGATTGAAGAATTAGGCGCAAGTATTGCGGCAAATAGTGTAGTGAAAAAAAGTGGAGACACGATGACAGGGCCACTCGTAGTCGAACATAAGGGGACAGAATCCCCTTTGCAAGTTTCGAATTCTTCGGGAAGATTCCGATTCCTTCCACAGAAAGATATGAATGCTATGGAAAGTAGTACTTTGGATGGAAAAGCAAAAAGTCTGTGTGTAACGGGGCAGAATAATAGTACGCTAGATAAAGTGCAGGTGAAAACGAAAGAACTGATCGTGGATGGTGCGATTAAGCAGGAAGGTGATATAAGCTGGACCAATCTTCCCCTAACTGGTGTGGAAAGTGTACCAGATCGAAATTTGAAATATAAAAAAAGTGGAAACCAGATGTCAGTTATTGGATCTGTTAAAAATGCATCCAACGTGAATGTATTTGCCACACTTCCAGCTGGATGTAGACCCGTACAAAATATTGCTTTTCCAGCACTTGCATATGGGAATGTACCAACAGTTTGTGAAGTGACAGTCAAAAATGATGGTGGAATATTTGTAAACGGGGTTCAAAGTGGGAATACGGTTCATATTGCCGTGAGCTATTCTATATAAAAAACAACAAACCAAGCAGCCGTAGGCTGTTTTTATTTTGCTGAAAATGGGGTGGTTAAAGTGGAAGGATTACAAGAAGTAAGAAACGATGTTCAAGAAATAAAGAAAGATATAAAGGACATCCGCTTGGAGATTAAAAGTTTAGAAATTCGAACAACAGGTAACGAAAAAGACATTATGAATATCAACAAACAGTTGGATAAAATCAGCGCGAACACAACATGGATTCTACGGCTGATTGTAGGTGGCATTATTGGTGGTATTCTTACGATTTTATTAAAAGGGGGACTATAAAATATGAGCAAAGAAAACATTCAAAAACGGCTACGAAACTGGAAGACATGGCTAGCACTCGCATCCCTTCTGGGATTCATTTGTGCAAAAGCTGGATTACTAGAAACAAAGAGTTTTATCGATGAAGTGTTACCGTATATCTTCACACTAGGTGTATCACTCGGAATTTGGAGTGACCACGAAGGAACAACAAAAATAGAACAATAA